CAAAACATTAAACTTGACACGATTATAGATAATATAGTAAACTAAAGAAAACTACTTATATTGGCTAAAACTTAATGCCAACAAGTTTATATATAAAATTTATTATTAAAGACCTTAGAAGCATCTAGGCTGTTTTTAAGGCTTTTTTTATATGCAAAAGTATAGTTGCCGTAAGTGCGGTTCAACAAAGGTAAAGGTTAAACTAACCAAGTATGGAGTTTTTAAAGAGTGCGAGAACTGCGGTAATTTTGAAGCCTCAACTACTAGAGAAGTATTAAGATTTAAGAAAGAAAATAGCTTAACCTAGTAAAATATGGCAAGACCACCAAAATATACATTAGAAGAATTACAAACAAAGATTGAAGAATATTATCCTCAAATGGAATCTGTTAAACGTATTCTTACAAAGGCTAATTTAATTCTTTGGTTAGATATTTCAAGAAAAACCTATAATGAATGGAAAAAAGATAAACACGAATTTAGTAACGCCTTAAAAGAGGTGGAGCTAGAGATTGAAGATAAATGGATTCAAAGATTAAAAGAGAATAGTGTTGCTGGAGCAATATTCTATTTAAAGAACGCTTTTAAAGAAGATTACAAAGATAGACACGAAACTGATATAACTTCTAAAGGAGAGAAAATAACACCAATTTTTAATGGAGAAAGCATTTCAAAACACGAAAGCAACGACCAAGATATTCAGCCTAAAGAATAGGATACGTGCAATTTCAGGGGGAACTTCGGCAAGTAAAACTATAAGCATACTGGTTTGGCTAATAGACAGAGGACAGGTGGGAAAAAGAGAAGTGATGACAGTAGTGGCTGAATCTGTACCTCATCTAAAACTGGGAGCTATCAGAGATTTTAAGAATATAATGACAGCTAACGGATATTGGAATGATGATAACTGGAACGCCAGTAATTTTACTTATACCTTTCCTAATAAAAGCATATTGGAGTTCATTTCATTTGATAAATTCGGCAAGGCCCACGGCCCAAGAAGAGATATACTATTTGTGAATGAAGCTAACAATCTTCCTTACGATATAGTAGACCAGCTTATTACCAGAACCAAGAAGATAATCTGGATGGACTGGAATCCCACCTCGGAGTTCTGGTTTTATACTGAAATGCTGAACAAAAGAGATGATATTGATTTCATTACTCTGACTTATAAGGACTGTTATGATGTTTTAGATAAGACGATCATTGACGAAATAGAAAGCCATAGAAACAATAAGAACTGGTGGTTAGTTTATGGTTTAGGGCAGTTAGGGGACATAGAGGGCAGAATATACACAGAATGGCAGTTAATAGACGATATACCCAAAGAGGCTAGATTAGAGGGTTATGGGTTAGATTTCGGCTATACAAACGACCCCACAGCGATTGTAGCGGTTTATTACTGTAATGGTAGATGGATATTTGATGAGAAATGCTATAAAAAGGGAATGTCCAATAAGGATATTGTTGACACTTTAAAGACTTTTGATGATAAGCTAGTGATAGCGGATAGCGCTGAACCCAAGAGCATAGATGAGATAAGGGCTTATGGAATTAATATCCAACCTTGTAAAAAGGGTAAGGATAGTGTTAGACAGGGTATTCAGTTGGTTCAAGACCAGCCAGTATCAGCAACCAAACGGAGCATAAATCTGATAAAGGAATATAGAAATTATCTCTGGGCGACTGATAAAGACGGACATTATTTACAGCCTAATGAGCCTGTTAAGGGGCAAGACCATTGTCTCGATGCCGTAAGATATAAAATGGAGACTCTAGGCAGGCTAAAACAGGAAGAAACCTTCTGGGATAGGCTATATAAAGATGAATTAGACCCTCAAATGGCTAAAAAACAGATAAATAAAGGGAAATGATTAAAAAAACAATATATATTTGTGATAAATGTGGAGAAGAAGTAGAACAAGCTGTAACTTGGATTCATTTTGAAGATAGAATGTGGTGTAATCAGAGAGATAAAGATTCGGAACCATATCATTTTTGTAAAGATTGTTTTAATTGGGGAATGTCTTTTTTAGAAGAACGTGAACAATATTTTAATAAAGGCAAATGATGCTACCAACGACTATTAAATTCAAATATTCAGATTCAAGAGGAATAAAGAATAAAGTTTTATATATTCATCCTGATGATATTGAAGAATTTGAGAAGAATAAGAATAAAATATTAAACTGGTTTTTTAGAAAGTGTTTATTTAGTAAAGGCAAATAAATATGGGATTATATGACATCAAACCAGCGGATTTAATAAATGTCAGGAATATAAATATTCCTTCTAAACGTAAGCTAGAGCCTAAAATAGATAGAGTAATATCTGAAATAGTGGGTAAACAGGTATTAGTTTTAGACCCAAGGTTGATGAAACTTGTTGTTAAGTATAAGAAAATGAAAAAAAACCCTGAAGCTTTCGATACTTATTTACAAAATCCACAGTTCATTAAAGAGCTAAAAGAAGTATTTAATAATCCATTATAAAACTTATGTCAATTAAAGTAGTATGTAACATTTGTAATAAAGACATTGAATCAGGTTTTTTATTTGAAGCCGCTATTATGGAGCTTATTCCCAATACTGATAACCAACAGAAAAAGACGGTTATTCACGCCTGTAAGGATTGCTATGATAATAAATTTAAAGAGATAATCTATGGAAAAAACAATAGCACTAAATGAGAAGAATATAGATAGAGTTATTAAAACGTTACGGAAAAAATTGGCAATACATAATGAAGTTACGAGTTCAGGATTTCTTTTTCCAAAATATTATAGAACTAATGAAATAGACAGAAATAAATATATAGGTAAAGGTAGACCTAGATTCTCAGATTATATTAATAAAAAAACAGAGAAAATTTTGAAAGAATTTATTAAGCTAAACTAATATGGAAAAAAAAACAACAACTAACTACAAAATAGTAGTAGAGGTTCTAGGCAGAAAGTGGAAACAAGAAGGCAAGACAGTCGAGGAAACACTGGCTAAATTCACTCTGGGATGGGAACAGATTAAAGGCAAAGGAATATTAACTATCTCCAGAGGCAGTAAGAAACATACCCACTTAATGCCGGCTCATTTGCTAAGACGGATATTTAATAATAAGATTACCAGAGGAATATGGGCTAAGAACCTAACCCTGCTGGTAAAAAGTGATAATAAGACCAATATACCGGAAAGATTAGATATAGAGAAAAAAGTAGATTAATAATTGTTAATATAAGTAGCCTTGTAACACTCGCCACACAAGGCGGCGAGAGTAACAGGGCTATTTTTGCTAATAATAAATATATATGGAAACAATATTTACCTTTATCGAGGATCAAAAACCAGAGTATGAAAAGCCGATAGAACTGGCTAGTGGTTGGAATTGGAGTATGAAAGAACACCTAAATCGTTCTTATCTGTATCTTAACAGCCAATTTGAAGAAGACAACGAGAATAGGGATTTACGCCCTTTCAAAAACATAGTTTCACCTATCCTAAACATTGAATACCGAACAGAGGGCTTTGATGTCAAAGATATTGAACTTTATGTAGATAACAAAGACGAATACTTTAAGTCGCTTTTAATCAAGAAATACCACGATAAGTGGGCTTTAGAGAATGATATAGATACTTTTATAGATGATATGGTTGAAAGTTACTGTGATTTCGGTGGAGCATTAGTAAGAAAAACCAAACAGGCAAAACCAGAGGTAATTGATTTAAGGAGTTTAGTCTTTTGTAGCCAGAATGATTTATTAAATAATCCTTTTGGGATTTTACACGAAATGAGTTTTGCCAAGTTAAGGCGTGAAGCTAAGCTAAGAGGCTGGGGTGAAGAGGGAGCGGATATTGATATAGATGATTTGATTGCTCTAGTCAAGAAAGAAGATAAAGATGTAGTGGAAATTTATGAGGTTCACGGCAATATGCCTATTGAATGGCTGGAAGAAGATGAAACATATACCGAAGAAAGCGAAAAGGATGTAGGACAGATTCAAGTAGTGGCATTTTACAAAGATGAAAACAACCAAAGGCAAGGAGTCTGCTTGTTTAAGAAGAAAATGCCTGAACTTCCCTTTAAATTAGTAAAACGTGATAAAAGGCAAAATCATAATAGGGCTTTAGGAGTAGGCGGAGTAGAAGAATTGTTTGAACCCCAAGTCTGGACTAACTGGAACGAAGTTAAGATTACCGAGATGCTGGGTTCAGCTTCCAAGACCTTGTTTGTATCTGACGACCCGACTTTTAAGAGCCGAAACAACCTAAACAACGCTGAAAATAACGAAGTATTTAGTGTTCAAGAAGGCAAGAGTTTAGGCCAAGTTGATACTTTTCCTCGCAATTTGGTTGTATTTAACGATAGCGTAGAGAGATTCTGGCAACACGCTCAATTAGTGGGTTCAGCTCCTGAGCCTTTACTAGGCGAAACACCATCGTCAGGCACTCCGTTTAAGCTCTACGAAGCCCAGCAAATAGAGGGCAAAGGTATGCACAAATACAGACAGGGCAAGTTAGCTGTCTTTATGGATGAAATCTACCGTGATTGGATTCTTCCTCACCTTGCCAGAGAGATAGTCAAAGAACAGAACTTTATGCAGGAACTCTCGTCTGATGAGATGCAGGTAGTTATGGAAAAAGTCTTAACCAAAAAGACCAATGAGTTTAAGAAGCGGATGATTCTGGGTTTGCAGGATATTAACGAGGAATTAATCGCTGACTTTCAAGAACAGGTAAAAGCTGATTTTGTTAAGGGAGGTAATAAACGATTCTTCAGTATTTTAAAAGATGAAATGAAAGATATCTCTTTATCGGTGATGACTAACATTGCCGGTAAGCAGAAGAACCTAGCCTTATTAACTGATAAGCTGGTAAATGTTCTGCGCCAGTATATCGCTACCCCTGAAATCAGACAAGACCCTGAAATGACTAAAATCTTAAATACTATCTTAGAAAGCTCCGGTTTATCGCCGATTATGTTTACTCCATCTCCGGTTCAGGCTCAACCACAACAACAGCAACAAGGTGGAGGTTCAACTCAACCGCTACAGGCTTTAGGTCAAGGCGGAGTTAAGCAACAGGAGGCACAACAAATATGATAGAAGTTTTAGAATCTAAGCTACAACAATTAGCTGAAGATGAGTTGATGTTAGATGCGATTAAGTTTGTTATTACTCAAAGGATTGAAAAGGAAAAGCCAGATATAAATGAAACAGATGATAATAAAATAGTAGGTGAGAAGTATCGGGCTTATGAACAAGCAAAGGATTTATTGGATAAGTCTTTAATTGATATTGATTCTTATAAAAATAAAAAGGTCGGTTCAGATAAATTCAATAAAGGCAAATAAATAATTAAATATAATCTTATGAAGAAAACAACAATTGCCTTACTTGCAGTGATTATAATTATAGTTGGAGCAGTCCTTTATATAGTATTACAGCCAAGTGAAGGTAATTTTGGAAGTATTACTACTGGACAGGAATATAGTTCTACTACTACTCCTGAAAGGTCTGGTGGATGGGAAGACCAACGTATTGATGGTGCTTTTGGTAATAGTCGTAACTGGGGATCGTTAGGTTCTGTGGTTGTTACTAAAGCTGGTGATATAGATTATTTCTTATTAGATGCTACTACTTCACTTGCTTTATCTGATGTTGCCACTTCCTCAGTTTTAATTGCTTATATTCCAGCTGGTTTAGTTGCTGGGACTTACATTTTTGATGTCGAATTTACAGATGGATTATTTCTTGATGTAATGAATGGCAATACTGGAAGTTCAACAATAACAATTAGGCAATAATAATTAACTAACAACAAATGATATGTCTAAACTCAACGAGGCAAAGATGGCTTCTTTGAATGACAAGATTTATGACAATGAAGCCGAACAAGAGTTAAAGAGAGAGAAAAAACCAAGAAAAAGGTTAATAACTAAAAGAGGGAGCAGTCGAACCTCTAGGACAAAAAGGAAAGGAAAATAATATGTCTAAAAAGATAAAGAAAACTAACAATGGAATATTTTACGTAGTTATTTCATTATTCGTTATGTTTAGTATTCTGTTTGCTGGTACAAGTATTTTATATGCTTATGCCGTATCACAAACACAGTACATTGAAACATATAATTACAATGAAGCAATAAGCCAAACAGAACCCACAGAACCAGATGTAAACCTTGGAGGATTCCCAGGCCCAGATATTTATCAGCCAATGCAGTTTCACGATACAGTTGTATTAAGTCCTTCAATTAGAAAACAGTTGTCATTCAAACCAACTAGCTCACTTAATCTTTTTGAAGGTCATTCAAGAGATGCTATGGCATCTTACGGGAATTTTAGTGGTAAAGACTTATATTGTGATAGAGTTTCGATTGACTTAACCTCTGCTTTCGGTGATCTTACTTCATCGTTTAGTGTAGGAACTACCACACTGGTAGGACTTAGTTGGACAAACACTACAACTGCTACCTTAATGGCATCTACTAGTGTTGCAAAAGCAGATTATACTGAAAGTTTGATAGTAGGTACATTAAGTAAATCAATAACTCCTGGTTCAAACGGTGGAGCAAATATACCATTCTTAATAAAACACGGTGAATACGTTGTTGCTAATGCAACTTTCTACAATGCTACTAGAAGTGAAGACTTCTTGTCTTCATATGGTATGAACGCCGCAGGATACTTGAATGCTAATTGTTGGTATAGAAATTAAAAGATTAAAAATCATAAATAATTAGAGTGTTAAGCTCTTAACTTAACAATTAACTTGCGGTTACCATAACCGCTACAAAATGTATGGCAAAATTAAATGAGATCATCGACTCTCTAAACGATGAAAATGTTTCGGATGAAGATAAGGTACAACTTAGAGAAGACCTTAAAACCGAAGCAACTGCTCTAGGAGATAGCAATAAACAACTATATTCCAGAGCTAAGAGGGCTGAAGGGTTTGA